CATTTCGATGTAGGCTGGAAGGTAGCGAAGCGATGGCACAAACTATATAAAATGCCTATCCTCAGAACGCCAGAGGGTAGGCCCACAAACACACCGCAAGAACTCGATTTATGGTTTATAGAATTTAATAGAATCATGAAAAATAAAAAATCATGAATTTGGGTACATTTTTACCCCATTTAGCCCCCATATAACACAAAAAAAACCGCATAAAGCCGGTTTGACAAGGAATTCGTAGTGTTTTAAGTACATTATGACATGGTAGACATAGACAAAGACAAGATAGAGGCTGGCACACAAGCTGCTAATAATGCAAGAGAAAGGACCGTTCAGCTCTTACAAGAGAAAGGCCCGAAGCTCGACAAGGTGCTGAAGCGTTTGCGTGACGCGCTCAAGGCTCAAGAGACGAAGGTGGTTAAGCTCAAAGGCGCGATAACCCCCGATCAGTTGCCGAAAGGGTTCAAGCTTATTGTGAATACCGGTCTTTTAATCGAAGGCCCCGAAGGTCAACAATTCGGGACCGGAGAAAGCTTGGTTAAATATGACGTTGTGGCGCACGGCCATAGACTCAAGGCGGTTGACCTGGCGTTGCAGCTACACGACGCAATGCCGAGTCAGAAACACGAAGTCGTTAGCAAACTTGACAATGAGTCAGATGATGAACTTGACAATCGGATTAAAAGATTAATTGGTCAAATCGATGCAAACAGCGATTAAAATACCAGAAACAAGACCCGAAAAGATAGGCTTGATTTTAGCGTTAAGCGAAAAGAAGCGACGTTTCGACGCATTCAAGCTATCAAGACATTTCAAATCGTTCTATCCGTGGCAGTCTCAATTTTGTGAGAACACTAGCAATTATTATGAGTCGTGTTTGTGTGCTGCCAATCAGATTGGCAAAACGAGAGTTGGAACAACCATGGATGCCTACCATTTGACAGGGGATTACCCTGAAGACTATCCAGGCTATAAATTCAACTTTGCCCCGAAATGCTGGTGTCTCGGATACTCGATGGAAAAGACCCGCGATCTGCTGCAAAACGAGTTATTCGGAGAGTTTACTCCCCAAAAAGGATTCAAAGGCGGACTGATAACAAGCGACAAAATACACAGTTATGAATCAGCCCAAGGCACAGTTAATGCAATGCGAACGGTGCGGGTAAAGCACAAATTAGGCGTTTCAACAGTTCAGTTTTGGTCATACACGCAGGGGCAACACGCAATAATGGGCGATCTTGTGGATTGGGTGCATGTTGATGAAGAACCAAGAGACCAGACAATCAGACCGCAATTATTAACCAGGACGATAAACGGCGACCAAGGAAAGGGCGGGCGAATAATTTATACATTCACCCCGGAAAATGGTCGAACCGAGCTTGTAATTCAGTTCAGCGACAAACCATCAACAGATCAATCATATATGCAAATTGGTTGGAATGACGCTCCGCACATGACAGGCGAAAAGAAAGAGCGTCTATTATCTCAATATCCAGAGTATCAAAGGAAAATGAGATCAGAAGGCGAGCCGATGCTTGGGCATGGTCGTATCTATGACATAGCAGACGACTATGTTATGTGCGATCCATTTGAAATCCCTGATTTTTGGAGTGTAATTTGTGGTGTGGACTTTGGTTGGGATCATCCCCAGGCATTTGTAAGGATGGTACATGACCCTGATAATAATATTTATTATATTACCAACTCGTGGCGTCAATCAAAAGTTAGCGCCAATGATGCCTTTGGAGCTACAAAATCATGGACGGAAAACATTCCGGTAGCATGGCCACAAGATGGATTACAGAATGAAAAAGGCAAAGATGTAGCCATGCAACAAAAACAGAACTGGATTAACGCAGGCTTCTCCCTTCTTGCGAATCATGCAACCTGGCCCAATGGCGGTGTGTCGGTTGAGAATGGTTTGTATGAAATAGCGAATCTCCAACGCCAAGGACGGTATAAGATATTTAAGGGGCAACCTGATTTAATGGCGGAGCATCGTCAATATCATAGGGATGAAAAGGGAAAAATAGTTAAGGTATTTGACGATATATTAGATGCCGGTCGATATGCTTATATGATGCGCCGTTATGCTAAAAAGGTGGGAAGTATAGGAAAAAAACCAGTGTTCGTAATGCCGAGACCAATAAAACCCCTGGGACGTACAACAGAAACGAGGCGCAGAAGATCATGCCATTAAAACTAATTCTAATGAATGAACAAATTCTAACGATCCATGATGTACCTTATGAAGACGATGCATTTTGTTTTGACTATAAACATTCACCGGGACAGACTATCTTTAATCTCTCAATAATGTTTGATATGTTTGAAATGTTATTAAAACAATCGGGAGAAGTTATAAAACCTGATCCTAAACTTATAGAACTCGCAGATAGTCTTGTTGAGGGAGTGTCATGCCATTAAAACTAACAGACCTCAAGCGATTACACGATAAAGCCTACAACTCTGGAACTGACAATAGATTACTTGCAGCATACGACAGAATATTTTGCAGAGTATCTCATTATGACGGCAATTTATTGCAAGGACTCTTAGAATATCGTGGTGAGTTTGACATGATCAGGAGCGCTATTAGACAGATTCTTGCCGACCTTGCATCCAACCCGGTACAGAATGATTTTGAATCGATCAACGATACACCCGACGATGTAGCGGACCTGGCAGACGGGCTATATCGAAGGGACGCGAACCACAACACATCCCTTGAGTCTTTTTCTAATGCGGAACAAGAAACTGTTGAGTGCGGCGTGGGTGCCTGGATCATTGAAACGAAATTCAAGTCTAACAAAACCGGGAACAAGAAACAGATAATCGTGCGCCGTCCGGTGTACGAGGCGAACAATAACGGATACTGGGACCCGAACGCAAAGAGGATCGATAAGTCTGATGCTGATTATTATTCTCATTTAAGCGCATACTCTGAGGATGGTTATAAAAAACTTGTTAAGGAACTGACTGGCGAAGATCTTGACACCATATCAGAAAGTTCTTTCAAGCATCCCGAGCACTCCTATACATTCCCCTGGATCGGCGGGGCAGGCAAGAAAATCTATGTCGCTGAGTTTTATCACAGGGAAAAAGTCAAAGAGAAGTTGCTGACCATGGTGGATCCGTTCGGTGAATCTACTCTTTTAAGAGAATCAGCGTTAAAAAACGTCATGGACGAAATGATGGACGCCGGGTATGAGATAGTTGATGAAAAATCTATCGAAGTTTGGGAGGTTAGAAAATACATAGCTTCCGGCGCCGAGATATTGAACGGTGACATGGTTGGCGAGGAACGGACCGGCGAGAGGATTGCCGGCGGTAATATCCCGGTGGTTCCCATGTACGGTGAAAGGGCGATTATTGAAGGTGAAGAGGTTTATGAGGGCGTGGTCAGACCCACCATAGACCCACAACGGATGCGTGACTTTGCGTATTCTTATCTTACTGATATGTTCTCCAGATCCCCCCGGGAAAAACCCATCTTTTACCCGGAACAAATTGCAGGCTTCGAGCATATGTATCAGATGGCTGGATCTGAAAATAATTACCCTTTTTTGTATCAGAACATGAAAGACGCAGGCGGCGAAGTCTTACCTATTGGCCCTGTTGCAGTAATGCCGAACGTGAATATACCCCCGGCGTTGACCGCTGCCATTGAACTGTCTGCTGGTGCCATTAGAGAAGTGGCTAACCCCGGATTACCCCAGGACATTGCGGACCCGGATACCTCCGGAAAAGCTGTCTTGGCATTACAGGCGCGTCTCGATATGCAATCGATGATCTATCAAGAACACAGGAAATTCTCAATGCGGCGCGACGGTGAAATATACATTTCGATGGCGTCCGAGATTTACGACGTGCCGGGTAATGAGAAAGTTGAGCTTCCGGACGGCACGAAAAAAGAAGTCGAGGTCATGCAGGCGGTTATAGACGAAGAGACCGGCGAGGTAGTAATTCTTAATGATTTAAGAATGGCAGAGTTTGAAGTCACCAGTCGAATAACAGCGTCTTATACCAGCCAGAAAGAACAGACCCTTGACCGACTTGAAACAGTCCTTGCGGGTATGGCACCCGATGATCCGATGCGTAAAGCCATGCAGCTTAAAATTATTCAACTATCAGACGG